TGGCAATGATGCTGGCTATCGGCGTAACTTGGATGGCAACCTATGAGGTGAAAGCGGCGACGATTGCAAGCCGGACATTTGTACTCCCGTCGTCAAGCTCTGTTACCCATTCAGCGAACACTTATATTATCCTATGGGATAGAGCGACGGGTGACCTTGTCGCTGACGCAGGCACGGTTGAGGCGGGGAATACTTGGACGGGCGGCGACATAGCCACTGCTGTACACGCTGAAAACGGGACGGTCTATACGGCTACGATTCCAGCGTTAAGCGACGCTTACAGATACGCTATGGCAATCTATGATGCAGCATCACCAGCCAAGACAGATGTCCCGACGATGGGGCCATTCCTGTATAACGCCAAAACAGGGGCGGTATTCAGCGATACAAACCCGATTTATATGGACGAAGTTGAAACACGATAACGCAACATAAAAAGGGGTTTTATTATGGCTCTTACAACAACGGCTAATTTTAAGGCGTATGCAGGAGTTACCGGATCAGACGATGATAATCTGATCGCCGCATTGATCGTCAGGGCTCAATCTGCCATCGAAAAGCATTGTCGGCGTATATTTGACGCAACGGACTATCGGGAGTTTCATGACGGCGACGGATCGAGCGAGATCATCCTTCATAATTTCCCGATAATCAGCGTTAATATGATTGGTGTAGGCAGACAGGACGCTTTCCAGATCATCAATACATCATCAGACGCTTATCATGCATTCGTATCTGTTTCTGCAACAGAAATACAGCTCGTCGTCCAAGGCGGAACGAATGATGACGACACCAGCTTGACGCTTGCTGACTATGGTACAATGACTTTGCTGATTGCGGCGATAGAGGCCCTTGCTAAGGGCTGGGGCGTACTTAGTCCGGCGGCGGCCTATTCGGTATGGGCTGCCTCCGAATTGCTACCTACGGGCAAAGGGCTACGCTGTTTGGGCGAGTATGCGGCGGTACAGATACCGGGCGAGCCGGAAGCTGATTTCGTAACCGATACGACATCGGGTATCGTCAAGTTATTTGGTCGCTTCAGTCCGGGGTTTGAGAATATCATTACCCGTTACCGGGCCGGGTATGAAACCGGTGAAATCCCGGCCGACCTTGAACAGATATGTATTGATCTTGTTAATGTCTATTATCAAGCGAAGGATATTAACGCCTCCTTGCAGAGCGAGCGGATCGGCGATTATCAATACACAAACCGGGCAGAATCCGCACAAGACGGGTCGTTACCCGGCGGGATCACAGACCGGCTTGATCTATGGAGGACTCGGGTTTGATAAACTTACTGGTCCATTCTTGCGTTGTCAAGAGTATATCGTCAGCACAGACAGATCAAGGGACTTACGATCCGACCTATGCAAACCGGATCGCTTCCCTTAAATGCTTGATCCAAGGGAAAACGCTTTCGGAATCCGACGAGTTTAGCAGAAAAACTCTACGGAATGTTTATCGGCTCTATTGCATAAATAATGCGACAAATGCGGCGATTATCGAGAGCGACCGGGTTGTTTGGGGTACTCGTACCTTTGAGATCACCGGGATAAAGGATGGTGGCGGTCAATCCCATCATCTCGAAATAGAGCTTAGAGAAGTTAGAAAGGCAGATTGATGAGTAAAATACCCGGCGGCTATCTCGAATGGAACGGACAGCAGATGTTTATGGTGGCGACAAAAGAAACTGTCAAGGCCATGAAACAAGCGGCGATCCACACGCAGGGTGTTGCGAAAAATATGATAGGAAAAGGCGGCGGGAAGCCACACCGTCCGTCTATGCCCGGTAATCCGCCAAGAAGGGACACAGGCATCCTTGCTTCGTCCGTGTCGTATAGTGTAAAGGTCCGGGGGTTTACAGTCAAAGGGATGGTTGGTTCCGACAGCGACAGGATACGGGGCCGTAGGCCGGGAACCGATCCAATGTACGGGCTTTGGCTCGAAACGGGGACTAACAAGATGGCGGCCCGGCCTTGGTTAAAACCGTCGCTGATAAAAGCGACACCGAAGATCGTATCGATATTCAGAAAGGCATTATCGAAGCTATGATTACTGACCTTGCACAAGCGATTATGACACGGTTCAACGAAACACCGGCTGGCGATGCACTCCGAGCGGTGCTTACGGGCGGCTTATGGTTTACGCAAGCGAAGCCGGACCAAGCATTTCCTTACGCAGTCTTTCGATGGGATGGATCAAATATCGATGAGATATGCGGCGGCCAGAACCAGCGGCTTGAAACAGCGACGATTACAGTAGAAGTATTCTCGAATAACGACGACGGCGGGACCGAGGTGTTTGATGCGGTCGAGAAGTTTATGGATCATTTCGATTGGTGTGAACTGACATACCCAAGCGATATATTAGGCGATGAAGAATTAGTTACTAATGGTGGTTTTGACGGCAACGCTAACGGGTGGACACCAACGGGCAGCTTTAGGTATTCCATTCCAAACGAGCTTGTCTATGTTGGGCCGTCTGCGGTAGGGACTTTGTATCAATCTATCAGTATTACAGCGGGGATAACTTACCGGCTTACGGCAACGGTTCAAATCGGTGGGGGGGCAATTGGCGGTGTTAAGGTTGGCGAAGGGGACACGACGGCTGTATCAAACGGCGAAAATTCTTTCGATATTGTTGCGGGTAGCGGTGATACGACGATTGAGTTAGCAGGTATCGCTCCCGGCGGTGCTGATCTTATTACTTTTGACAACATATCCGTCAAAGAACTCGATCATAGGTACTCGCATATCGCATTTAAGAGAAATAGCATTGTAAATCGCGGAAAAATTGATAATATATGGATGATTGAAATTGAATATGAGGCGATGTTCTCGCACTAAGAAAGGGGTCATAAGATGGCTTATCATGGTAAAAACGGAAACGCTGTTTTTTCGGCGGCACTTGTTAATCTTCAAAACTGGTCGCTTAACGCTATCGGTGAAACGGCCGACGCAACGGCGATGGGGGATACTTGGGGGATACACCTCCCCGGTTTAACCGATTTCAATGCTTCGTCCGAAGGGTTATCGAAGAAGGCGTTAGATACGATTGCCCTTATCGGGTCGGGTGCGTCGCTTACTTTGACAATGGATGGGGTGTCAAGCCCGTCATTTTCTGGCACAGCGATCCTTACAGCATTGACCGAAACGGTGAATTATGAGAATAACGGGACAATCAGCTATTCTTTTGAGGGTAACGATGCGGCTGGGCTGGTGTATGCGGCTACCGGTGGTGTGGCCGCCTCGGGATCGGCTAACGCTTTTCACGGAAAAACATGTAAGGCAGATTTTAATGGTGCAATAACAGATGTCCGGGAGTGGAGTATATCGCTTTCGTGCCCGACGGCCAATACAACGGCGGCCCATGCAACCAATAAAGGACGGACCCGATTAGCGGGCGTTAACGGTGCGACGGCCTCACTGGTTACGCTGGCCTCTGGTGATTTCCAGTGTGCGGTCGGCGATTCACAGACCTTAGCTCTTCACCGCACGGCAACGGCGGCCGATGGGTATTATGACGGGACGGCGATTTGTACCGGTGCGGAAGAAGGCGTTAATCGGGACGGCGAAGAAATCGTTACTTATACCTTCCTATACACCGATACAGTAACACTTGAAACCAATTAATAAAAGGTCTATTCAATGATCGATGAGAGCAAAATTGGAAAACTGACGGTCGGCGATATCGCTGACTATGAACAATGGCGGCGGGAACGGCGAAAAGAAGAACTTATCGGGATCGTCAAGGAGCTTTATGGCGATAATATACCGGGTGATGCATTAACACAGATCGAGCAGTCGCTTAGGAAGATACCATCGATTACCGATGACGATGGTTTTGATCTGACGGCGGCCCGGTTCCTGTTCTGGCGGTCCATGTCGAAGAATGATCCCGATTTAACGATAGATCAAGTCTCAAAGATGCTGGATATTAGTGAGATGGAACATTACTCGAAGCTCCTTTTTCCGGCGAACTTAGCACAAAAAAAAAGGCGACGGCAACCGGCAAAGAAGAAAAAGGCGACCCGATAATCCGATCAGTAATTCGGATTGTCGTCAATACGCAAGGTGCATTTTCGTATAGCGAACTGAAGGCGATGCGGCTGGATGAGTTTTTTCGATTAACAGAGGAACTCCGAATCATAGAAACGGACAACCGGAACGAAGATATGAGCGTTGAAGCCCAAGCGAAGCGGGCGGCAAACGACCCGGCGATCCCAAACAAAAGGATGTAATATGGCACTCGGAAAAGCAGTTGTCAATATCATGGCAAACCTTGGCCCGCTCAAACGGGGTCTGGCAAACGCCGCTATCGCAACAAAGAAGATGGTTGGGAGTATCAGTAATGGGGCGTTTCGGGTTTTATCATCGGGCATCCGCAGTGTTATAAGGTTAGCGAAAACAGCAACGATAGCGTTGCTTGGAATCGGTGCGGCATCAGTAAAGATTGCGATGGATGCAGAGGAAACCGAGAACCTTTTTGTCGAGTCGATGGGGAACATGACCGATGCCTCCCGGAGGTGGGTACAAGAGTATTCTAAGTCGATGGGGTTATACGAAACCGACACAAAAAAGATGTTATCGACGCTCAATGTGATGCTTAATTCGATGGGGCTATCCGAAGAAGAAGCGTATAAGATGTCAAGAGGACTAACAACATTATCGAATGATATGGCATCGTTTTATAACCTTAAACCCGAAGAAGCATTTTTGAAATTGCAGGCCGGGATTACCGGTGAGTCCGAACCGCTTAAGCGGCTTGGTATCATGATAAAAGATACATCGCTGAAGATGTATCAAATGAAAGATGCAACACTGAAAGACAAAAAAGAGCTTTCAGAGCTTGAAAAAGTACAGCTTCGGTATGTCGCTATTCTGGATCAGACTAAGAAATCACAGGGCGACATGAAACGGACGCTGGATAGCACGACCAATGTATTCAGGACGATCAAGGCACAGGTCCAATCGGCGGCGGAAAATATCGGTAAGGTTTTTATGCCGATGGTAACCGATATGGCACAATCCGTAAGGGACTGGCTTATCGACAATCAAGATACGATTACTGATTGGGCCGAGGAAATAAAGTATCGAATCGAAATCGTCGCAACGGTCATTCGTGGTCTTATCGATTTAGCAAAAGAGGGGCGGTGGGATTCCATTTTACAGATTGCGATGAACGCTGTGAAACAGGTTTACCAATGGGTTTCAAGCGAGCTGGTTAAACTAAAACCGATTGCCATGTCGATTGGTGAGCAGATTGGGATTGGTATCAGGGCAGGATTAACCGGGATCAGTGATAAAAAGAAAGATGTCGCTATCGGTGGAGGTCTTATTGCTGGGGGTGCGGCTGTTGGCGGTTCAGTGGGAGGGCCGGTTGGTGCGGGGATCGGTGCGGGTGTTGGTGCGATTGGGGCGGCTGGGCGTGTTGATGCACGGCATATCTCTGACCTTGTTGAGTTAATGAAGGATTTAATCCGTGTCAATAAGCGAATCGAAAAGCAAAACGAAATCATCGAGGGATTCTAATGGCGGTCTTAGGCGATATAATTGACGGGACGGGTGCAACGATTACGGATCGTGGATGGGAGCTTTCACGGATTGCTATTGTTTCGGAATTGTCCGGGGTCGGGCACGGAATGTTAAATGAGGCCGTAATTGCCGCCGGAGTCAATATCGGGGACGCACACCCAACGATTACAACGGCTTATGTCCGTGAGATTTTGCCCGTCGCTATGCCGAGGGCGGCGAATCAAGTAAAAATCACATACCTCTATCGAGAGTTTGATACTAATGCGAACTATGCTTATCAGCTATCCGGTGATGTTAGCGAAGAAGAAACAACGCTTTATTGGAATCATGGCGATAGTGAGTTTAAGAACATGGAACTCGAGTACACTTTCCCGGGAACGGATGATATAAACCCCGATTATGCTGGGAAAACATATAGCACGCTTCATTCGTCAACATACTTAAAGCCCCGTCCGACGATACGAATAACCCGGTTTGAGACATTATCGATAGCGGCGGACGATGTAGGGGCCGGAGTCGCCTTGAATGGCGATATTATTGTTGATCGGCAGATTAGATATATCGGGAAAGTTAATAGTGCGGGCTGGAATCTTCGCCCTTCGGATGGCCTAAGCACTTGGCTATGTGTTGATATTTCCGCATCCAAACAAGCGGATCAGGTAACTTGGCAAGTTACTTATGTATTCCAGTATGACACTGTTCCGGGGTTCACGAAAGGGTGGGCTTCTCATGCTCAATTTATAGACCCTAATACCGGCCAGCCGCCGGACGATCTTATTGACGGGACGGGTAACCTGTATTACACAATGTATCCCGCCGAAAACTTCTCTTTGTTGCAGTTAAGCTAAATGATAAACCATAACACGAAATTACGGCGGACCGTCGGCGAGATTGCTTCTAACACGAAAGCTAATACAGGGAAGATAGCGAGGATGAAGCTATCTTTTAATCGCCAGCCATACGCAAACACACAACTTGCGATTTCAACGATCATCCGGTGGTTCAATCTCACTGATGTTTCAGCCAACCCAATGACGGGAACGATGCAACGATGGGCTTCAGAGGCGGGGACACCATCTTGGATTGACCACAATATCATTGATGCAGATATTTACCCGCACCCGGGAAACGATAACAGCAGTTATAGCAAAGGACTTTATCCGTGTGTTTATGTTGGGAATCAGTGGTTTGTGGTAAGTGGCTCTGGTGGCGGCGACCGCTGGGCGTTTTGCAAGGTGGCGGCCAGCACAGGGAGTACGCTGGCGTGCTATCTTGGGACAGACGAAACAGGCGAAGAAGTAACGGTCAATTTCGAGTTGCTCAACTGCTCTAATTTGAGCGATGGGCATTTGACGCTGGTTGACGGCTCCCGCATCCGTGTCGCCAAAGACGGCGATGACTGGTGGTGCGTGACGCCGATTGAGGGATCGGAGGATTGCTCATAATGGTAGTCGATGCACTTGGGCGAGACATAAACAGCGGCAAGCTGCTTCGCGGTGATAACGGAAAGCTGTGTCGTGGGTGTTGTGGGGGGTATGAGGCGGGAGAAACATGCGCAACGTGCGGCGACATCGCGACGCCAAAATACTTAAAATTAACCTTTAGCGGGATTCTCGGTTGCGGTTGTTCAAAAATCAATTTACCCTATACCCCCGACATCAGCGTCACATCTTTTTCTGGAAACAAATCATATATCCTTACTCAAACAAGCC